TGATATAATAATAGGCTTTTTATTCTTCATAAAGTTCATCCATCAACAATATATAAACCTAAAGTGCCCCTTTATCTGAGACTAAATCTTTAACTTAAAGTAATTTTATAAATTACCACCAAATTTAATAATTTTTAGAGCGTAGCAGCCACGCCTAAATCAAGTATCAATAGTATAACTATGTTTAATAGAAAATCAAGTGATGAATAAAATATTAAGCAAATTCTTTCCAGTTAAGAGATCCGATAAATTCATCAGTGCTTCCCCCGCTGCCAACTTTCTGGACTGCAAGGACTAATTCATCTCTAACGCCAGCAATTGTTGTTCCTAAAGTTAAAATACCTTGAACTAAAGAGGTAGATGTTGTGACTTTTTGCGAGCCATATCCTGATACTATTGTTGTGCCGCCAGTCAAATAGTTTAATAAAGTTCTTGATGCGTCATATTGTACTGCACTCCCTGTAACGTCTACCCAAGAAGCGGCATCAGTACCGGCAATTGTTGGATTTAGTATTAGTGCCCATTTGAAAGTGGCATTAGAGCTTGTGCATAAAACATCTAAAAATTGTGGTAATATCTGATATCCATAAGCACCAAGTTTGTGTCTTATTGATATAAGTGGATAAAGCTGAGTGTTATCAACTCCTGATAGTGAAGATATTCCACGGTCTATGGCAAAAGATAGCCCTTGATTTTCATACCCTCCCTCAGAAATTACAGAGCAGCAAATTTGCTCTAAAGATGATCCTGTAGCCGAAGATAAATTTTGAATTTCATAACGAACTGGTAAATTAGGAGTAGACATATACACAGAGTCTATAATATTTGCGTGATCGAATCTGTGGACATAATATATATTTCCATTGATTACAAATCCGCATCGAACACTACCGACTCCAAGCCACTCTATATCAACAAAAAATATTTGAGCTTTTTCTATATCTAATGTTATTCCGCTTGGGCCATAGCCATCCATTGGGTCAATGCTCCAATCCTCTTGATTTACTTCGTTATCATCAGCGGTCCCACTAACGCTGCTTCTAATAACTAATGAATTAACATTTCCATTGTTTTGGAAAAATATTCCATTGTCCTGATCAAAATATCCGGCCTTTTTAGACACTCCTTCTTGTCCTGCGCCCATTACAAAGGTAGTTAATATTAAGAGACTTTTACCGGATTGATAACTAAATCTTTGTTTTGTCTGCCTTATTACTTTTGAATTAATAGTTGATGTAACTATTAATTTGGTAGACGCCCTGTAGCTTGAATAAGTCGTGCTACCGCCAGAGGCCGTTGTGGAATTCCAAATAAGTGAACCATTGTCAGAAATTTGTTTATTTTCAAATAATGTATAAGGGTTTGATACTCTTAATCTTCCAAAAGCGTCTATATCTGATCTTTCAGAGCCAGTTGGAGAAGAGGCTGTTGACGTAAATCCAGAATTAATACTGGCATCATTTTGAATTCTAATAATAGATGATTTTCCCGTTTTTAATCTAAACCAAATTTTTACAATACTAGTATCATCTATTTTTAAAGATCCTGTGCCATTTGATGGATTTAACTCGCCATGTACAGTATTTCCATTAAAAGATACTTCAACAATGCTATTACCTTCATTAATTAATAATATAGAGTTTTTAGTTTTTAAAGTTACAGCTGCATCAGCATTATTATTAAATGTGCCCCAGGTAACGTCTACTTTTTTAAAATAAAATTTATCTATACCTACTGTTCTTGGAGCCAATGAAGTATCGCCCATAAATCACCTATTTATAATATATTAAATGCAAATATATTAAATGCAAATATATTGATAAATTATTTTCTATTTAATTGTAGAGTTAACACAGCACCTTCCAGTAGTAGCATAGTCATGCCACCGAGGGCTATGAGCCGTATTAATACTATTACATTGGCCTGGTCGTGACCAATATCCACGTGTTAACACATATTGGTTAATACCATATGAAACCCACTCTTGAGCTGAATTGAGCATCATTCTAGCGCCAGTATTACTTTTACAAAGCGGGTATTGATTGGGGGTGGAATATTGGTTTAACCGTTCTAATTCTTTTTTATCACGACGAGCTACTAAATCCCAATTAGGGGCAATATATGGTTTAAGTGGTGGGCAATTTTCTTTCTTTGTTCCACGACACGCAGAAGTCCATTCGTTTAATGAACACATTCTTTTATTCTGAGATTCACATATAGATTTCAAATCCCACGTTTTACCTTTTAAATCAATATAATCTTCAGGCAAACCAGACAAACTTAATGTTGGCTTGGTGTCTTCAGATGCCCCAATAGGATATATATCAATACAAGATCCTGCCCCAGTCGAAGTCATTCCATCTGGGCAAGTTTCATTTATGTGTGGATTATGCAATCCAATATAAATATATAAAAATACTTTTACTATTTGTAAAAATATCATAACCACCTTAATTTATAAAAATGTCGTTTGCAAGCTTAACGATAAGCACAACAGAACGACATGTCAATATTTTATAAATTGAAATTAGCTATCACGCCATAAATTATTTGCAGCATAAGCCAGAATTTCTTCGGCAGATTCTGCGGTATATCCATACTCTTCAATCATAGTTTCTACCATTTCAGAATATTTTTTCTGCTGATCATCATCCCGAGTTTTTGATTTAGTTACGATGCGAGCAACTGATTTAATCGAACTGATTAAATATGACTCGATTGCTTCTTTTAATGGTTCATATGTCTTGTACTCGACTTTTTCGCCTCGCCTCATTCTTGCAAACATATAGGCCGCAACATCGCTTCTAAATCCATCTTTTGATGAACCAGTAATGCCAATTTGTTCTTCAATTGATTTCATAAAATTCTCATCTGGCTGACGTTCTTCTTTAGTAACGCGATCCTTTAATTTTGTTCTAGTAGTATATGCTTCAGCATTATCTAGATAAGTATCAAATAATGATTGTGCTTGTTCTTCATATGCTGAAATAAATGCTTTTGCAATTTCATTTTCAAGAATTTTAAGATATTCTTCTCTAATTGTTTTTTGCAAAAGTTCTAAACAATTAGATTTAAATTGTTCATCGCTAATCTGCTCTTTTACCATTCTTGATAATGATTCCATAACAGAAACTGGAGTTATCATATTCTTTTCTGAGTTAGTCAGGGCGTGATCTAAAGCTTTAGTTATAAATCTTGTAGAGATTCCATCTAGCCCTTCATGCTTAGCCTCTTCTTTCAGATCTTTGATATCTACTTTTTTAACCCGCCCCTTTTCAATAATATCTTCTCCGTTATAAATTTTCATCTTAGTTAAAAGATCACATTTGCTAGATGGTTTTAATCTAGACATGATTGAAAACATTGATGCTATTTTTAAAGTGTGTGGAGCGATATGTGCCTTAAATTCTGATTTACTTAGCATTTTTTCATAAATCTTTATTTCTTGATCTAGTTCAAGACAATACGGCACAGTTACTTTTACAATTCTATCCATAATAGCTTCATTGGTATGTTCGCTTTGGAACCTATTCCACTCTGCTTCGTTACAGTGAGCAATTATTACGCCATCAAAATAAAGCATGTCTGATTTTCCTGGGGATGGCACGCGCTTTTCCTGTGTGGCCGTAATGATGGTGTGTAAAAACTCTATTTCATTTTTAAACACTTCTACCAATTCCACAATTCCGCGATTACCAACATTAAAAGCTCCATTTAAAGATAATGCTCTTGGATCATCTTCTGAATATTTATCAAGTTTAGATATATCTACAGACCCTATAAGTACAGAAACATCTTGAGAGTTTGCGTCCATTGGTGGAACTGATGCAACGCCTCTCCTGGCTCTTTGTGAAAAAGTACTCTCTTCAATTTCAAAATTTTCATATTTGCCATCTAGCTCATTCATTAATTTATGGCGAGCTATTGGGGAAATGTCTCCATCAATTTTTACATTAAGAGTTTTTTCAAATGAATCTCTTAAAGATCTTGGAATTAATTGAAGAGGTTCTCCTCGATGGGGGTCTCCTTTTAAATGAAAATAAGGCTTTCCATCTAGAGCTTTTTTAATGTGTTCAGTTAAAGCTGATTTACCAGCACCAACAGGACCCATAAGTAAAAGAACCTGTCTTGACTCTTCTCCTTTCTGAGCAGCCGAAGAAAGGAAGCTCATTATTTTTGAAATAACATTTTCCATTCCAAAAAATTCATTTTCAAAATAATTATAAATTTTTATATTTTCTCCATCAAATATTTTATATTTCCTGAAGTTAGAGTCAGGCATACTATATGAGCCGTGGTCTATAAGTGCTTCATATAAACGCTTATGAGCACTTTTAACAATAGATGGATCTTTTTCTATTAGCTCAATATAATCCATCAAATTTCCGGAAAACTTTTTTTTATTATTTGAATTTTCACGGGCTATTTGAATTTGTTTTAATAGTTCTTCTTTTGTGCTCATTTTACCTTTCCATTCATTCGATTGAGATTAATTTATCGCTTACTTTTGCTAAAATTTTAGCATTATTATTCCATAAATATTTTATATGATTCAATACATTTCTTGCATGCTCTGCGTCAAGATCTCTTCCGTCGTGCTCATGCTTTATAATTATATCGCCATTTTTATGAATTTCATCTACATATACTATCGGTATGGAGCCGCCACCAACAGATTTCGCTAATTCATTTCTTATATTTTCCCATCCGTCGTCATCTGAAATATCATCAATTGTAATTAAAGATTTCTTTTTTTCACTATAAGAAAAAAGATTTAATTCGTAACATAATTCTTTATCTAAATATTGTCTTATAAAAGATCCGTCGTGGCATGCTTCTCTTGCTATCAAGCACTCCTCATATCCATATTTTTTCTCTATATGCTGAAACATATGGAATCCAAGATGGTATGGGTTTATGCCACCAACGTGAGGTCTTATAACTTGATTATGAGACTTTATAATTGGAATATGAATAGATGATGGTAAATTTAATTCATGACAAATTTTATAATGATTATAGCTATTGTGATTAATAAAACATGACGCTCTATATTTATGAGTATTTTTTACCGTAAAATCATAAACTTCGCCAACATCGCTCTCAATAGATATAATTTTTACAGTATCTTTTGATTTAATAAACCATTTTTTATTTTTTATAAAACTATCTAATATTAATTGTTTTCTTTTTAAATTAAAACCTATCTCTTGAGAAAATTTCTCAGAAAATTTCCCGTTAATAGATATTCTATAACAGTCATTATGATTTGGATTTTTTGATTTTGTTGCACTCAGACTAGATATTATTCCAAATTTAAGTAATAACTCATGAACCTGTTTAGCTAATATTGGAGATGTTGTAACATATATTACATTTCCATTTTTTGCTGCGCATCCGTCTGTATCATACAAACCCCTTAAAAATGCAGATACGACAGATTTTGGCGATTTCATTATTTGATTTGGTATAAATTTAATTTTTGCCGTATTGCCAACATGAAAATTAAATGTTTTAACGAACCATTTAACAATAATATCTGATGGTATTTCAACCCGCCACCTTGTCTTATCCCATTTAATTCTACAATCACTATCAAATAATTCTTTAATGTTTAAATTAAATAAATCTTTTAACTCATCATCTCCAGTTGTAAATACGGATTTTAATCTATTGGAATCTTTTCTTGCCCAAAATCCGCCATCTCCAATAATCATGCCTATTACATTGGCTAATTTTTCACAAATTAACTCTGGAAATTTTATATTTTTTTTACCTTTTAAAAATAAATTAGAAAAATCTTTATTATTATCTATAATTTTTGAAATTATATTTAAAGAATCTAAATCTGCTCTTGTTTTAATTCCTGCACGATGTCTTCTTATCTGAGCAGTTGATACCTTAAATTTTTTCGCTAAAACATTAGAAGATTCCGCTAACTTTAATACTTGATTTATTTTTTGATACTCTGTATTCCATGTATTATTGCCAAGCGCAATAGAAACTTGCTCTCCTATTTTTAGATCTTTTAGATATTTCCATTCAGACCCAACTAAAATACGATGATTCTCGCTTCCGTGAATAATATAACCTCTACTAGTTGTTACTTTTATTCTATTTGTTGACGGATTATGATGCCAATCTATTAAATCTTGATACTGCTCTCCATCAAAAACTTTTCCGTTACGAGATTCAACAAGCTCTTTTGCAGTCATTAAACCTTCAGGAGTATCAATTAAAGTATCTCCCGTTACGCATGCCCAGCCTTCATTTGCTATTTTAGTTTGAATTTGCGGCCAGAAATATTGGCCTTCATCTCTTATAATTTCTATAATGTCTTTTTTCCAGTCAGGTAATTTTCCATTTTCAGAAATAAACCCTAAGATATCATAGTCTGGCTCTAACGGTGTTTTTTCTAATTCTTTTTCTATTTTAGATATTAAGGATTTATCTTCATTTGCTTTTGCTTTTTTTAAATTATTTAATTTTTCTTCTCGTATTTCTTCTTGAGTTCTTCTTCGTAGACCATACTTGGTTGTTTGAAATTGTATTGCGTGACAAGCGTCAATAACCCTCTCTACCTCATCAATACCAATAGTTGGATCTTCTATGTAAGACTGAATTCTTTTCTTTGCAGATCTAAATCTTTGTATTACTCCCTCTGGCCTCGTATTTTTAAACATTCTATTGTTTTTAAAAAAATCAGAGTGGCCAACACAATGCGCCATAATTAATATTTGTAATGGTAATGGGTTTTCTCTCATCAAATATGCAATTGATGGATTACTATTAATTATTAATTCATACGGAAGACCTTCTTGCCCCAAATTATACATTTGATGCGTGCGTTCAAAAGATTTACCGAAAGACCAATGACTATACATGCTGGGCATTCCGTGATGCGCCATAGCTCCAATCATTTCATAATAATCAATTGATTCATAATTTATTTCAAACCAATCAAGATTATAATTTTTAGCAATTTGGCATATTTTTTCATCCCAGTGCTGTAGAGTATCAAGATTATAATCGCTCATTTATCTACTCCGCCTAAAATATTTTTAAAAGCTGGCCAAACATCTTCTTTACAATAAATTGTTGCAAGCTTTAATTTATTATCTGCTATGGGATTTAATAACAAAAATAAATTATTATAATCTACATATGAACCAGATGATTTTTTATCTGGATTTATTTCACAGTATCCATAAAGTTGAGATATGTCTTTTAGTGCAGATACTTCTTGTAAAAATTTTTCATTATCTGTCTGATAATTATCTCCATCGCTACATTGGAATATATATATGTTCCATGATGATGGATGAAATCTTTTATCAACTATTTCTCTAACTAGCTCTGGGCCAGTAGATGCAAATGTTCCACCAGAAGTTGTTTGAGTAAAAAATGACTTTTCATCAACTTCTCGCGCTTCCATATCATGGACTACAAAAACAATTTCAAGAGTTTCATATTTACTTCTTAAAAACTGATACATCAAAAAACAAAAGCTTCTGGCTAAAAATTTTTTATCTGTGTCCATTGAGCCTGATACATCCATAATAAAAAATATTACAGCGTTTGTGCATGGCTCTTTTTTTAATTTATAATGTCTATACTTTAAATCATCTTCGTGAAAAGGAAACGATTCTCCATCTTCGGCTTCATCTGACTTAAACCCAGATGCTTTCATTCTTTTTATTCTTGCTATTGCCGATTTTTTTCTATCTAGTCTTGGAAGTATGCCCTCTGTTCGATAGCCATTTCTCTTTAATTTATCTGAGGATATATTTGTTAATTGTTTTTTTTGTAAATCTGGTAAATCTAATTCGTCAAAAAGATATTTTGAAAGTTCTTCTAAGGTTATCTCTACATCATAGAACTCTTCACCTTTTTCGCTCCCGGCCCTATCTCCAGGAGACTGTTGCTGCTGATTAGACTCGCCAATTTTTTGGCCTCTTTTAATATCTTTGCCTGGAGCCGACCCAACTTGTTTATTGGAATTGTCCCCATAGACAAATCTATATTCTTTAATACCTCTGACTGGTATTTTAAATTTTTTTTTGCCGTTCTCCCCAATTATACTTTCATCAGCAACAATATGATGAATGCCTTCTCTAATCGCTTTTTCAATTTTTTCTTTATGACGCCTACGGTCAGAGGCAGAACGGTCTGCAATTGTTTTATGCTCTCTAAAAATTGACATCGTTAAAAATATCTTAAAATATGCATAGCTAAATATTTTCGCTATGTTGCACTACAGATAACAAAACAAATTTAAATTTTATCTTTAATTCTAATAAGAGAATCATAAAGAGGTTTGATTAAATCATATTGATTTTTAAATTCTTTATTTATAAATAAAGAAAGTTCTTCAGAAAACTCTTGACCTTCTTCTTTTGATTCTTTAAATGCTTCTATCGTATTTTGTAATGGCTTATATATTGATTCTACTATGTCTAATAATATATTAGCATTATTTTCTGTCTGTGATCGACTTTGACTTTTTAATAAATTGTTAATAATTTCATTTATATATTTTATCTTTACATTCTTGTCTTCAAACATGTTTTTAATATCTTTAGATATTTTTGTTCCAAAATTGCCATTTATGCATTCTATAAATAAATTTAAATTTATCTTATCTGTTCCAGATATAAAATAATTTTGAGCTATTTTATTTAAATTTTTTTCAAATTTATCCGCTAACTTTTTAATATTATTAGTTGATTTCATAATTATCCAAATAAAGTATTCTAAACAATGCTTTATTATTAATAATTATGAACAGTATTCTTTAACGCAAGACTGTATGGCTACTTCTGATGGTGTCATCACAAATCCTGTAGATTTTAATCTATCTGTATTTAATATACAATTTGATCTTTTTGCCTTTGTTATTTTATCAAGCTCTGACTCGTCAATTATTTCAAATAAATGAGATTTAATATATTTTTTATATTCTTTCATTATTTGTGCGGCTGTCATTGGCTCTGGATTTGTTACATGATATATACCGCTTAAATTTTTATTAATAACAAAATCAATAAATTTTACTAAATCATTAATATATGTCATAGAATTTGGAATATCAATAACTTGTTTATATTTTTTTAATTTTGATATTAAATTTCTTTCTGATTTTTGCTCAGATATAGGCATTCTAATTCTTAAAATTGCAACATTTCCCATATCACCTATTGATAAATCGCAAGCATATTTAGTTTTAGAATAAAATGATTTGGGGTTTGCAAAATCATCTTCTCTCCAACCTAAATCTTTTTTAATAATTTTATCATCTGAATCTTTATACTCAATAATATTAGGAGATTCTCCAAAATAAATACACCCAGAATTAATTTGAATTAATTTAATTGAGTGTTTTTCGCATACTTTTGCAAGCAATATTGGTAAAGCGGTGTTTGTTGCAGATGTTATTTCTTTTTCATTTTCACAAGAATCAATATTTGGCCTTCCCGTTTTTCCAATACAGTTAATTAATATATCTGGTTTATTTTTATTAATTAAACTTTCAATATTTATCTCTGATAAATCAAGTCTATCCAATATCTTGTTATAATTTAAATGACTTGATACAAAGCCGCTTCCTAAAACACTTACTTTATTTTTCATTTATTTATTATTATAAAAATAATTATTTACAAAATTTATTGATTCGTGAGTTCCGGCATCACTCCAAAGTCCGTCAACAGAAGACCATTTCAAACTATCTGCTTGTTTATAGGCATTTAAAATATCTGTAATTTCATACTCTCCACGAACACTTGGCTTTAGAGACTCAAAAAAATCAAAATATTTTTTATTAAATAAATAACATCCTGTAATTGCATAATTATCATAATTATCATCTAATATTTCTGGCTTTTCTTCTATTTTTAATATTTTATTATTTTTAATAGAGGCTACACCAAATCTATTAAGCTCTTTATGTTTTACTAATGCTATTTTTGCGCAATCATTATCAATATGATTGCTATCATTTTCAAAATTAACTTTATTCTCAAAAATGTTATCACCAAGGCAAACTGCAAAAGAATCAGAGTCTGCGACTTGGCGCTTGCATAAACTTATTGCGTGAGCGATTCCCTTAGGCTCTCCCTGATATACATAATTAAAATTCATACCATATCTAGAGCCATCTTGCAGATATCCAACAACTTGAGAAAAGTGCGCTCCTCCCAAAATAATTGTAATATTTTCACAGCCCATTTGTTTTAGCGTATTAATTGGATAATCAATTATAAATTTTCCGTCTAAGCTTAACAAGTGTTTA